GGACCGCTCGAGGCGACTCCCGGTGACGACAATGAGACGCCCAGGGTCTCCAGCGCGCGTTCAATGCGCTGGAGGCGATCCATCACGGCGGTGTCGAGCGCGGCGGGTGGGTTGATCGTGCCGACCCTTCCCCGCTCGAGCTCGAGGAAGAATTCCGACACAGACTTCCCCAGCCCTTCGATCGTGCGGACGAAAATCTCGACGGACGGCCCCAACTTGTCATTCGAGAGCAAGCGCGACACGGTGTTCTGTCCCGCGATGCCGCCGCGGTCGGCGATCGCTTTCTGCGTCGCCCCGGCCGCCCGCGCCTGGGCGTGAAGCGCGGCCAAGTGCGCACGAATTTCCGCCCACGTCATAGCCATAATAATATCCGATTCCGGATATTCAGCTAGCTCTTGCACAGAATTTTCATAATCATTCAGTAATTTGTCACATCCTTGACAGCTATCCATATGGGGATTTAGCGTCTCCGCTTGAGCTAGGGAGGAATCGGGGATGCACCTTCGAACGTTGCGGAAGCGCTGTGGCTGGACCCAAGAGGACCTGTGTAAGCGCAGCAAGATCGCGCAGAACAGCATCTCTCGCCTGGAAAACGACCCGACCGCCCGGCCGTCCCTGGCGACGGTCGTCGCGCTCGCCAGGGCGTTGGATGTCGATCCGATGTCGATCGAGTTTGGGCCGCCTCGGAGCAAACCGCGGAAGCGGACGGCCACTGTGGACGCGGTGCCGGCATGAGCGCCGCTTGCTACACCGCGCGCGATATCCAGCAACGCCTGCGGATGTCGCGCACGACCTTCAATGATCTGAAGCGCGCGGGCAAGCTCCCCTTCCTCGAGGAGCTCAAGCCGCGCCTGGGCGGCGTCATCCGGTATCGCGCCGACCTGGTCGAGACCTACCTCCGCAACGAGTGGCAACGCGCCCCACGCTTCGGCGGCCTGCGTCGCATCCGATAGGGATATCCACAGTGCGTATCCACTCTCGGATATCCAAATTCGGAACGGTGGCGTCATGACGACGTTGCTCTCGCCGCTGCCGCCCGAGGACAACGGGCATCCGCGCTGGTTCTCGAAGCGCGTGATCCAGTCGTGCGAGGCCGCTAACGGCCCGCTGTTGACGCGCTATCACCTGATCGCGACGCGCCTCTTCGGCGTCTACCTCCATCACCTACACGTCAGCGACGAAGACCGCGCCCTGCACGATCACCCCTGGTCGTTCGTCACCGTCCTGCTCTCGAGCGGGTACTGGGAATGGACGCAGGCGCGGGAATCGGCCTACACCGGCGAGCTGCGCGTCGTCGGTCGTGAAGTCCTGCGCCGGTCGTGGAGGCCGCGCTTCTCGGTGCTCTATCGGCCGGCGGAATGGGCGCACCGCCTCGAGCTCGTGCGCCCGACGTGGACGCTCGTCGTTCGCTTCCGCGTGCGCCGGCACTGGGGGTTCTTCACGCCGCGCGGCTGGCTGCCCTGGCGCGACTACAGCCGCGAGTACTGCGATTAGGGATTAGGGATTGGGGATTAGGGATTGGGGAGGCACCACATGAGCCGAGAGACGACGGACACCGCCGCTCCCGCAGCCGACCAGCGCCTGGCGGCCGCCGCGCCGGCCATGCTGAAGGCGCTCCATGACGTCTGGGTGCTGGCGGAAACCCTCGACATTGGGAACCGCGAACGGTCCATGTTGCGCGAGGCAGTATCCGCCGTCATCGACGAAGCGGAGGGCCGCGCTGAGGCGGTGACGCGATGACCTGGCTCCTCGGCGGCTGCCTGCTCGTCGCCCTCTGGCTGATGCGCCCGCGGCCGCTGCTGCCCCGCGGCCGGGGCGTCTATCTGTCCGAGAAGTGGCGCCTCGATCACCTCTACACCGACGGCAAGAACGGCCGCTGACCGGAGTCCCCCGCATGGAGCTGCTGCCCTTCCGCGTCGTCCCTCCATCCGCCCGCCCGGTCCTCGCCTCGATTCGCTGCGTCGAGTGCAACTGGTGCGCGATGCAGACCGGCGCCAACGCGATTGAGGCGAGCGCTGATCTGCGCGCGCGCTATCGGCGGCACCTCGTCGAGCGGCATCCGGACCTGACACTCGAGGAGACGCCCTCGTGACGCACGAGACCGCGACGCGCTTTCCGCTCTCGTGGCCGGACGGCTGGCCGCGGACGAACGCGTACGCTCGGCAGCGCGCGCGGTTCGCGCATTACAAAAAGCCGCTGACGGTCTCCCAGGCGATCGACCGGTTGTCCGGCGAGCTGCATCGTCTGGGCGCGGCCAGTGAGCTGTTGAGCACCAATCTCGATCTGCGGCTCGATGGGTTGCCCCGCAGCGGGCAGGCCGAGCCGAGTGATAGCGGCGCCGCGGTGTGGTTCTGGCTCAAAAAGAAACCGCTCTGCCTGGCCTGCGATCGGTGGGATCGCGTCGCGGACAACATCGCGGCGCTCGCGCAGCACATCGACGCGTTGCGGCGGATCGATCGGTACGGCGTCGGCAGCATCGAGCAAGCCTTCGCCGGCTACGTGGCCTTGCCGGCGAAAGCGTCCGACTGGTGGGTGATTCTCGGCGTGTCGCCGAACGCCACGCTCGACGAAGTGAACCACCGTTTCAAGGAGCTGGCGCGCACGAACCATCCCGACGCCGGCGGCAACCTCGATGAGTTCCAACGCATCTCGGAAGCCCGCCGAGCGGCGGCGCAGGCATTGCGATGACCCGCGACGAGGAGTTCCGCGAGGCGGAAGCGCACGACCACGCCCGCGCCGGCGAACGCGGCGAGCGGCTGCGCCTCATCGCCAACGACGTCATCAGTAAATTGATTCAAAGCAATCTCATTCGCGTGGATGCCAAACGTGCTCGCATCGAGACATTTCATGTACTCGCCGACTGGCTCTACGGCAACGCCAGTATCGATATCCCAACGGAGCTGGGACAACCATGAGCGAACCGCTGGTCCTGTCGCCCGCGCTGGCGATCACGGCTCCCGGGATCTACGACATCCCGGCGGCGCGGTACCACGCCGACTGCTGCCCTGAGCCGTCCCTCTCGTCGTCGATCGCGAAGAAGCTCTGCCTCGAGTCGGCCGCGCATGCCCAGCACGCCCATGTGCGGCTGAATCCCGCCGCCCTTGAGGAGGAGGCCGAACACTTCGACATCGGCACGGCCGCGCACGCGCTCCTCCTCGAGGGCGCCCAGAACATCGCCGTCATCGACGCGAAAGACTATCGGACGAATGCCGCGAAGGCGGCGCGCGACGAGGCCAGGGCCGCCGGCCAGACGCCGCTGCTCGCGGCCCGCTGGGCCGATGTGCAAGCGATGGTCAACGCGGCCCGCGCGCAACTCGATCGCCACCGCGATGGCGGCGCCGCGATGTTCACGACCGGCAAACCGGAACAAACGCTCGTCTGGATCGAGCAACTCGCCGGCGATCCCAGTGCCGACGTCTGGTGCCGCGCGCGCCTCGACTGGTTGCGGCCTGGCGCCATCGACGACTTCAAGTCGACCAGCGCGACCGCGAACCCTGAGACCTGGACGCGGACGATGTTTTCGGCCGGCTTCGATCTGCAGGCGGCGTGGTACCTGCGCGGCCTGCGGCAGCTGACTGGGCTCGATGACGCCATTTTCCGATTCGCGGTGCAGGAGACCTATCCCCCGTATGCGCTCTCGGTGATCGGGCTCGGGCCCGACGCCTTGATGCTCGCCGAGAAGAAGTGCCTCTACGCGCTCGAGGTGTGGCGCGCGAGCCGGAAGAGCAACGACTGGGTCGGGTATCCGCGACGGACGTGCTATGCGGCGCTGCCGATGGCGCACGAGGCCTGGTGGCTCGAGAGGGAGTGCCGGTGAGACCATCTGACTTGCCTGGTTTTCAGGCGATGCCGTGCGGCACGCGGACGAAGTACGTTGCCGCGCGTTGTCGGTGCCCGAAATGTCGTGCCGCGAATTCCCGCTATGTCATCGCGCGTGATCGACTCGCGAAAGACACCGCCCGCGAGCTCGCGGGCGAAGCCGAACGATCACGGCGCGATTGGGTGAGGTGGCGGCTGTCACTCGATGCCGTACTGCCTGGCCGCAAGGCTCCGACGCTTCCGGCTCGCAAAGCGGGTCAGCCGCAAGTGTGGACGGCGCCTGACGGCACGAAGCGCGTTCGCGTCTATGGGCGAGCCTGTCAGGGCGTCAACGGTGCGCCGTGTCGATACGATTCGCACTTGCGGAAGGATTCGAGCGGCGACGTCTGTTTGCGCTGCCGCGCACGGCTCGCGGCCGTCTGGAACGGGCTCGTGTCGTCGGCCGCCGTCCGCGCGCACCTGAAAAAGCTCTCGCGGCAAGGTGTCGGCTACAAGAGCGTGGCGCTCGCGGCAGACGTTGGGAAGACCGTCCTCGCCGACATCCTGTTTCACGACAAGCCCCAACTCCGGGCGCAGGCCGCGCGTCGGATCCTCGCGATCGACCGGGACGCCGTCGCTGATTGCGCTCTCGTCAACGCGGGGCCGACATGGCGACGTCTCAACCGCCTTCTGTCGGAGGGCTTCACCAAAACAGAACTCGCGCGGCGGCTGGGCTCACTGGCCCGAACGCCCGCGTTGCAGTTCAAGGGGCGCTACGTCCTCGCGCGGACGGCCGCAAGAGTCGAGCGGTTCTATCACCTCGTGATGGTCGCCTAGTATGGCGTTCACCTTCCGCCCCGCCACGCGCGAAAACGTCGGTCTCCTCATCGGGCTCTCCGGCGCCAGCGGTTCAGGGAAAACGTACTCAGCGTTCCGCCTGGCCAAAGGGATCGCCGGCGACAAGCCGTTCGCTGTGATCGATACCGAAGCGAGCCGCGCGAAGCACTACGCCGACGCCTTCCGCTTCGACCACGGTGATCTGAAACCGCCGTTCCGGCCCGACGCCTACAGCGCCGCGATCGACGCCGCGGACAAGGCGGGCTACCCCGTCATCGTCGTCGACTCCATGTCGCACGAGTGGGCCGGCGAAGACGGGATCCTCGACTGGCAAGAGGACGAGCTCCAGCGCATGGCCGGCGACGACTACAAAAAGCGCGAGAGCTGCAAGATGGCCGCGTGGATCAAACCGAAGGTCGCGCACAAACAGATGGTGCAACGGCTGCTCCAGGTCCGCGCGCACTTGATCCTCTGCTTCCGCGCTGAATCCAAGATCGAAATGGTCCGCGGCGCCGACGGCAAGATGGAGATCCGCGAGAAGCAGTCGCTCACCGGCCTGCATGGCTGGATCCCGATCTGCGAGAAGTCGTTGCCGTACGAGTTGACGGCCAGCTTTCTTTTGATGGCCGATCGGCCCGGCGTACCGCAACCGATCAAGTTGCAGCAACAGCATCGCGCGCTGTTCCCCCTGGATGAACCGATCACGGAGGTCTCGGGCGCGCGCCTCGCGGCCTGGGCGAAGGGCGGGGCGGCGGCGGCACCAGACGTCCAGCCTACTGACTGGACCGCGCGCCTCAACGAGGCCAGCACGAAAACCGCGCTGCTGGCGGTCGGGAAGCAACTCAAGGCGGCGAAGGGCACGATGCCGGCTGACGAGCTCGACACGCTGCGCGCCGCCTATGACGCGCGACTGAAAGCGATCGGCGCGGCGAAACAGCCCGCCGTCGCGGACCCCGTCGACGCGGGCGACATCCGCTGGAGCCCAGGTAAGTAAAGGAGACGACGTGAGCAGACGAGTGAACCCGGTCGATCAGGTGGTGGCGTTCTTCGAGACGGCGCCGCTCGACGTGGCCACGACCGTCCTGGCGATTGTCCGCGGCGTCGTGGCGCGCCGGCAGCCGCGACTGGCCGACACGAAAGGCGCGAAGCGCAAGCAGAAGGGCGCACCCAGGCCTGATGGCGCCGACGTATCAGGCGTATCAGGCCTATCAGGACTATCACGCGGATGAAGGCACGCGCGGATGGCCCCAAGGTGACGAAGCGGCGCGCCGAGCTCCAGGCGCTGCACCTGGTGGCGTACTGGGTCGTCCTGAGTTACCAGGACGGGCTAGATCTCCTGGCGGGCCACGTGCCCAACGCCGTGCGGGCGCAGGTGCGGACCGACCTTAAACGCGGCCGCGCCGAGAGTGCCGCGGAATACGCCGCGCGAGTGCGTGAAGCGGAAGTGATTCCTCCGGACGTGAAGACGACGAAGGGCGGGTTGGCGATCGAATGAAATCGTGGACGCGCGTCCCAGCGAATCGGCGCAGCGTGGTGTGCGGCTGCTGTGGGCGCGCGCTCCCGCCCGGGACGCCCATCTGCGAGCTCTCGATCGACCGCGTCGCCCGCATTCTGATTCGCTGCGAAGCCTGTGAAGGGCCGGCGCAGCACGAGCGGCGCGAGCCGGTGGACCGCGCCGAGATTGAGATCTGAGCCTCAGTCATCCAAGGAGAACCGTATGGAGTTACCGAGTATCGAAGCCGTGAGCGATCGCGTGCATGAGGCGTGGATGGACAGCAAGCAGCAGCAGGGGATCACGAGCCGCAAGAGCGAGAACGGCGAAGAGTTGATGGTTCCGTACGCGCAATTGTCTGAAGCCGCGAAAGACTTGGATCGGGGGACGGTGCGCGCCGTGTACGCCGCCATCGAGGCCGCGGCGCAGGATTGATGCAGTACCTGGGTGTCGACGTCGGCGTCAGTGGTGGCCTCGCGCTCCTCGATGAGGCCGGCGCGGTGCTCTGGGCGGTCAAGATGCCCGCGACCGACGCGGACCTCTTCGCGCTCTTGCCGACCACAGAGACCACGGCCGTGATCGAGAAAGTCCACTCGAGTCCGCAGATGGGCGTCACGAGTGCCTTCACGTTCGGCGCCGGTTACGGCCGCTGCCGCATGGCGCTCACCGCGGCGCGCATCCCGTTCGAGGAGCTCCTGCCCCAGCGCTGGCAGCGCCTCCTCGGCGGCCTCAGCGGCGGCGACAAGCACCTGCTCAAAGCCCGCGCGCAGCAGCTCTACCCGACAGTGAAACTGACCCTCGCCACCGCTGATGCACTCCTTCTCGCCACCGTCGCCCGCCGCCTCCATCTCGGCGCCGCGAGCTAACCACCATGTCGGATCCCCGGGGGCGGCCGTGACCTTCAAGATCCTCAGTGAGGGCGAATACCTCGCCACCGTCCCTGACTCCCGCATCGAGTTTCGCGTGGCGCGCCTCCGGTACGAGCGGTGCGAACTCCACGGGGAGTTGGAGGTGCGCTGCGGCCTGGCGGGCGCCCGCGTGTTTCAGGACACGACCATCAGCGCCAGCACGATGAACTTCTCGAGCGCGCAGACACGCGCGAACCACGGCAAGCGCCTCGCCGATCGCGCACGCACTGGCAGCAAGATCGACTGGGTCGGCCTCCTCGAAGAACTCTCGGTGAAAGTGCTGACCGCTGAACGCGCCGGGCAACCCGCCGTCATTCTGAGCCGCGTCGAGCCCGGCGCCCCAGACGCCGTCAGCATGATCGATGGCTATCCGATCTTCACCCGCCACCACCAGATCGATTTCGGCGACGGCGGGACCGCGAAAAGTCTGTTTGCCCTCTGGCGCGGCGGCCAACTCGAAGCCGAGGGCGAACGCGTCGCGTTGTTCGACTGGGAAATGGACGTCCTCACCCATCGGCACCGGCTCGAGCAACTCTTCGGCCGCGACCACATGCCCTCGATCCGGTATGTCCGCTGCGATCGGCCGCTGGTGCATGAAGTCGATCGGCTGCGCCGGATCATCCTCGACGAAGAGATCACGTTTGGGATCTTCGACAGCGTCGGCTTCGCGTGCGACGGCCCCCCTGAAAATGCGGAAAGCGCGCTCGCCTACTTTCGGGCCGTCCGGCAACTCCGGATCGGTGGCCTGCACCTGGCGCACGTTAGTAAGGCCGACAACGGCGACCAGCGGCCCTTCGGGTCAGCCTTCTGGCACAACAGCGCCCGCAGCACCTGGTACGTCAAGGCCGCCACCAGTGAACCCGGGCAGCTCACGATCGGCCTGCTCCATCGCAAAGCGAACCTCGGCCCGCGGCTGCCGGCCCTCGCCTACACCTTCACGTTCACGCCCGAGCGCATCCACGTCCAACGGGTAGAGGCGGCCAGCGTCGATGACCTGGTCGACACCCTCCCGATCTGGCACCGCATGAAGGACGCGCTGACGGCCGGCCCCCGCACCCTGGTCGACCTCGCCACGGAGCTCGGCGCCAAGGTGGACTCCCTCGACAAGACCGTGAAGCGAAAAAACGGGCTGTTTGCCCGCGTCCTCGCCGACGACGGCGTCCAACGGATTGCGCTCGTCGAGCGACGCCACGCGTGACTGGAGGGACCGATGAAACGAGCCAAGACCCATCCGTTCGTTGGTCAGTGGTTTCACTCCTACCACGCCGACCGGACCTACCCGATGAATTTGAACTGGCAAGGGAAAGTGCTCGCGGAGGTGTCGCCGGGGCAGTTCCGGGTGCAGCTCTTCGAGTGGTGCGCCGGGATGCCCAGTAACCAAGTGACCGTGCCCCTGCCGGACATGGCGTCATGGACGTTCTACGCCAGCCATCAACAGATGCTCGTCGCCTCCGACACCTACGCCTTCCGACAACGGCAGGCCTTCGAGGCCGAACACGGGGACGGCGTCCATCCCCCGCAGCGGCACTGATGCGTTCTAACCGCGTCCGGACACTTGTCCGGAAGTTGTCCAGACTTGTCCGTGGGACTCCAGTCGGATCATCCGGACAGACAACCCCCTTCTTAGGGGGTGTCCGGTGTCCGGCGTCCGGTTCAGAGGGGAAAAATCACCGGACACCTGTCCGACAGACCAGGTCAGGATAGGTGTCCGGACCAGACACTTGTCCGCGCCGATGAAAAGCGTCCCCTACACGATCACCCCAAGGCGACTCGATCCCACCCTTCAAGGCTCTCTCCCTGTCGAAGCTATTGACACCATGACCGCGTTGAGACGGCGGGTAGGGGATTAGAATCCCTGTACGTGGCGACGGCGGCGTTCGCGCGCCGCCGTCATCAGAGTCGCCGTTGTTGTGGGGGGGAGCGCTCGTCGCGCCTGCGGCCTTCTTAGGCGCGCTGCCGGGGCTTTCCGGCCGCGGTCCTCAGGGCTTCGAACACGCCGGCGGGCGTCCACTGTTTGCCGTAGCGGGTGGTGTGCCCCTCGGCATTCAGCTGCTGCGCGATCTTATCGAAGCTGGGACGTACGTCGCGCGGGACCGCGCGTAAGGCCTGCATATGCGCCACAATCGCCCGTTCGTTGGGATGAAAGCCGTAGGGTTTGCGCCCTTCGACGCGGTGGCCCTTGCGCCGCAGCCGCTCGCGCGCGGCGCGCAGCTTCAACACGGTAATGGACTTGTCGAACTGCGCGACGGCCGCGAGCACCTGGCGAATGAGCGTGCGCGTCGGGTCGTCGGCGGCGCTCGAGAGGTCGGCACCGTCCGCGGTGAGCACCTTGGCGCCGGCTTGGGCCAACTGTTGCAGAATCACTTCCGACACCATCAGATCGCGCGCGAGGCGGTCGGCGCGCTCGATGACGACGACCTTCACGCCGTTGCTCTCGATGCGGTCGAGGAGCGCCGCGAGGCCAGGTCGGCCCTCGAGTTCGGTCGTCCCGCTGATGCCCTCGTCGCGGAACTCTTCGAGGAGCTCCAGCTTGGCGTCCTTCGCGAACGCCGCGATGGCCGCGCGCTGCCGGGGAAACCCGTCGCCCTGCACTTGTCCTTTGCCACTGACCCGGAGATAGCTAACTGCTTGCGTCTTCACTCGGTTCTCCTTAAACATATGTCCATTGTAAAGAATAGGCATATGGTTGTCAAGGGGGCAAGGGGTGGACGTCGCATGTCGATGCAGGGAAATGCTGGGGGAAATGCGGGCTTGCTCGGCGGGCTGGCACCGCTGGCGTGCATCCGCCCTCCGAGCTCAAGCAGGCCGGCGCCGGCGCGCCCGGCACCAGGCCGACGGTGTGACCTACCCTGTCACGCCGGCCCCGTCGACGGCCGCGCCGCTCGCGCAATCACGATGCCGTGCCGCGCGCGGCCGGCCGGGGGGGAGGGGGTAGGCGGCCCCCCGTGGGTCCGGTGTCGCTATCTCACCCACAAAGTTCTCGCGCGAGCGCGTCTGTTGGGTCCGCGCGATGTTTGAGGTGCGGGACGGGCCTGGGGCGCGGCGTGATGGGTCGGGGTTTGCGCCGGAGCCGGAGGCGGAGCGGCGGGTGTCCGGGCATCGGGTGCGGGAGCAGCGGTGGATCCGGGCGGGGTCGCCGGCGGACGTGATGCGGGTGTTGACGGCGGCGCGGGATCGGGCGGAGTTGTCGAACACGCAACTGGCGCGGGAGCTCGGGATCACGCATTCGCAGGTGACGGAGTTGATCGCGGGGCGGAAGGCGCCCTCGGTGCTGGTGATCGTGCGGTGGCTGGGGGTGTGCGGGTGGGATCTGCTGGCGGTGGAGCGGTAAGGAGGCGGTGATGGAGGATTTGCGACCGACGGAGGAGGAGGCGGCGCAGTATGGGCGGTTAGTGGAGGCGGGGGTGCCGTCGCTCGAGGCGGTGGAGATGGTGCGGCCCGACGAGGCGGACGGGGTGCGGCGCGGCTGTGCGGGCGCGTGGCCGGTGGATAGCCGGGTGCGGGCGGCGCGGATTGCGTTGAACGGCGGGAAGACGTGGGTGGCGATGAGTGAGGCGGAGCGGATCGCGTATACGCTGCGGATCGCGTATGGGTCGATGGCGTATGCGGTGGTGAGTGCGCCGCCGACGTTGACGGCGAAGGCGGCGGGGTTGGGGCGAGTCCTCGGGTTCATCGATCGGCTGGAGCGGCAGGCGGAGCGGATCGGGAAGGCCGGGTCGCCGGTGTCGGGCGATGGGTGGACGGCGTTTCTGGAGCAGGTGAAGACGGACCAGCGGCTGGCGGAGGCGTTGAAGACGCCTGGGCGAGAGAAGCGGGTCCAGTGAGGGGCCGGCTGCCGGGTGCGGCGTGGTGGCCGTGGTGGGCGGAGCGGCCGGTCGCGACGCGGATGTTCGGGCGCGGCGGCGTCGCGCGCCGGGCCCAGGAGCGCGCCTATCAGGCCGCCTACTACCGGCGCCGTAAGGCGGAACGGGCGTCATTCCGCTCGACAAACGGAGCCACTTCTGCGACGCTGAGCGGCGCGTGGCCACCAAGCGCATCCCCAACGACATCCGCGACCACCTGATGACGACGTACCGGGCGGCGCTGTGCGCGCGGCTCGGGCTCGTGCCGTTTCCGCATCAGGCGGAGTGGTGGCTGGCGACGGACGGGCTGACGCTGACCGACCAGGTCGTGCCGGCGGGGACCGAGGGCGCGATCGAGGTGCGCGTCCCCGGGGCTGAGCCCGGGACCGTGCGTGAGGAATGGCGGCGCGTGCTGCCGCGCCTCGCCGGCCGGGCGCGCGTCGTCGCCGCGTTGGGCTCGTTCAAAATCGGCAAGTCGTACTCGTCGGCCATCTGGGCGGGCGGGTTCGCGGCGGTGCCGGGCGCGCGCATCAAGTTGATGGGCATCGAGTACGACACGTGCGCGCCGGAATTCGAATACCTCCTCGAAGCGCTCTGTTCGGCCCGCGGGATGAACATGCCGTACACGTCGTTGCAGAACCGTCCGCGCGATGGGCGCATGTGGCTGGATCTGGCCAACGGCGCCCGCTACGAAGCGCGCTCGTGGGAGCGGAAAGAGGCGCTCAAGGGGAAGGAAGACGACGCCTACGTCTACTGCGAGGCGTACCAGTTGCCGGGCCTCGAGGCGTACACCGACTTCAAGCAGAACCTGACCGCGCGCAACGGCTATGCGGTGTTTGCGACGACGCCCGATCGGCCGTGGGTCGAGGTCTTCCATCAGCACGGCCACGGCGATCCGGCGTTTGAGACCTGGCAATGCGTGTGCGGGGTGCGCCGCGAGGTGAATCCGTTCACCTTCGACGCGTCGCAGAAGGAACGCGACCGCACGCTGATGACCGCGGAGAAATTCGCGATCCACTACGAAGGCCAGATCGGCCGCTATGTCGGCAGCGTCTTCCATTTCCAGCGCGGCATGTGGCCGCTGTCGACCGAGACGCACCCCGATTGCTGGCGCGACCTCGACGCCCCCGCGACGCGCGACAACTTCATTCTCCCGGCCCACTGGGAAGTGTTGGGCGCCGCCGACACCGGCACCTTCACGAGCGCCGTGTTTGTCGCCCTCAGTCCCGACGGCGATCTCGTCGTCTTCGACGAAGTGCCGAACTACCGCTACATCGGCGGGCGGCCCGAGCTCGACGAGGCGATGTCTATCTCGACGTGGAAGCGCCGCGTGCGCGTGACGATGGATCGGTTCGAAGTCGGCGGGTTGTGGGCGGATCAGAATTCGCAGTTCAAGCGGGAGCTGCTGCTGGCGCCGAACTCGATCATGCTCTACGGCGCCAAGGCGCGGCTCGAGCAGCGCACGGAAGTGCTGCGCGAATATTGCAGTCACGGCAAACTGTATCTGGCGCCCTGGCTCGAGGTCTTGCCGCACGAGCTCGAGCAGGCGGCGTGGCCGCCGGAAGCGACGGCGGGCGGGCGCTTCCAGCGCGTCAAGCTGCACGACCACACGCTCGACGGCGTCGAACATCTCGCGGCGCTGCGCCCGCGGAGCGCGATTCTCGATCCGGAACCGGACGATCGCCTGTGGGTCGAAGCCTTCGCCGGCCGCCGCCTGCATCATCTACAGGGCGACCCGCATCTGGGGGTCATGTGACCATCGACGCGGGCACAGATGGACGTGGCGACACCGTGGCGGACATGCTCGCGGCGCTCGGATTGCCGCCGATGCAAGCGGATGATCTATTCGTGCTGGGGCAAACCCCGTCAGGTGCCTACTTCTTTGAAATCAAGCACGCGGACGGCACGGCGACGCGCGCAGACGCAGACGTCATGCGCCGCCTGAATCAGTTGATGGGCCTATTGCGGGGGCAGGGGGTCATGTGACGGCGCGCCGCTGCGTCCGTCGGGTCGCCGTCCATCCGCGCGTGCTGGTCGATCTCATGACGCACGGCACCGATGGCATCGACGTCGTCGACCATCCCCTGCCCGCCGGCGCCCGCTATGTCCTCTGCACCTGGGATCCGCTCGGCGCCACCGTGTGGATCATCGTTGAGCACGAGAGTTTCGATCCGATCGCGGAGGGCGAGGTCATCCCCGAACATGAAGCGCCGGTCTTCTGCCGCCGCGAGCGGGTGTCCGCATGACCGAACGACGCGCGGCGTTGCAGCAGCAGAAGGCGCAGTTGGAGGCGTATGCGCGGATGAAGCTGGACGTCGGCGACTGGCACGGCGTCGCGGATGCGGCGATGGACATCCGTGAGATTGACGCGCTGCTGGACGAGCTCGTGCGCGTCGAAGAGGCGGGTTACACAAAAGACTCGCCGGTGTTGCAGGCGGTGCTTGATGCAATCAGTGGGAAGCTGGACCCGCACACGCAGATCGCGGATCATCCGAACGTGAAGTTTGCCCAGATGCAGCGGCTGAAGCTGCTCCAGGAAGGTGCGGCGTCGCAGCTCCAGACGACGATCAAACTGCGCGAGGCGCTGCAGCCGTGGGGCAACCAAGCGCAATCGTCTAATCTCGGCGCCGGGATATGGCCGCCGACGTCGTCGGCCGTTGATCCGACCGCCTACAACCCACCGATGCAGGGCGCTGGTCCCCTTGTGGAGCCAGCGTCCGCGGGGCCGTGGACGATGCCAAACCCAAGGCAACCGCTGTGACCGCAATGCACGCGAAGACGTCGCGGGCGATCGTCTCCGAGCTGCGCGAGGCCGTCGGCGCGCAGATGGTCCTCATCCGCGAACTCTCGGAACAGATCCAAATCTGCGATCGGCGGATTCGATCACTCGAAACCTCATCGCCGGTCGAGCCCGAGGCGCTGCGCCGCGCCGTCGATGCCGATCCGCACCTGGGGCGCTTCTGATGGCGTATCAATCACGCTCCGTCTATGAACTCGGGGACGACGCGCGCCAGCAGGGTCACCACCTGATTCGCGTCCCCACGATCGTCGTCCCGATCGTCCTTCATGCGCCGCGCCCGCTCCCGCCGACCGCGACCTTCGACGCTGATTTGGTGACGCCCGACGGCGCGGCCTATGTCCTGACCTATCGCCTAGAGCAACGCCCCGAGGCGTGGGTCGGCGTGCTCGAATCCTGCCGGCGCGAGGCGTCCCCTTATGGCTGATGAATCCCTCCTCGCAACCGGCGATGACGAACAATTCCTGAGCGAGATCACACAGGACTTCAAACGCCTGCAGTCACAGAAAGCCCGGCGCATGGGCGGCGCCGAAGCGCGCATGCTGGTGGCCCGCGCGTTCGAGGCCGGCGAACAGGGCAGCTACTACAAGGCGCGCGGCCTCTACGCCCGCAACACCGAGACCGACGAGGAAAAGAACAAGCTCCACCTTGTCTTCAACCTGGTCAAGCAGCGCAAGCACAAACTGGTCGGCCGCCTCGGCGCGATCGGCGCCACCTTCAAGGCGAATCCCGACAAGACCGACGTCGCCGCGACCGATCTCGCCGGCATCGTCGATCGCCTGATCCTCGCGCTCGATAAGAAGGTCGACCAGCCGGCGCTCCAGCGTGCGCTCCTTGATCTCCTTACCCTCGAGGGCGTCTGTGTCGAGTACATCGGCTGGAACGAGCGCGCCACCATCGAGCCGATGCCGCAATTCACGCCCGAGAACGAACTCCTCTTCGTGGATCGCGTCGCCAGCGATGCGAGCGGCCAGCTCGTGATCGTCCCAGAGTCGCAGAAGCAGTTGATGGTCTCCACGGGGAAGCCTGACGAGGCGTTTGAACTCTACGAGGTCGCCGTCCCGACCGGCGAGATCCACGACGAGATCCTCTCCGGTCTTCAGGTGTTCATCGATGCGCGCATCACGTCGATCGAGTCACTGCCGCCTGGGCAGGCCGTCTATGTCGCGTGGTACAAGACGCAGGAGTGGCTCACTGAATATTACGGCGAGGAAGCCGTCGCCGACCTGACGCCAGATACCGACGGCAGCATGCTCGCCAGCCGCCTCTATCAGGGCCAGGATCTGAGTCTCGCCAATACCGCGTTCACGGATCTCATCAGTCACTTCATCGCCCCGAGTGACCCGAACGATCCGCCGATGAATCTCTACATTGAACGCTATCAGTGCGCGACACGCCGCTATCCGCGTGGCCGCCAGACGTGCTTTGTGCCCGGCAAGCGCATCCTCAAGGACGGCGACAACCCGTACCCCGAAATCCCGCTGGTGGACTATCACTTCGAGCCGCCGACCAAGAGTTTTTGGACGACGGACTTCCTCACCGATCTCCTCGCCGCTCAACGCTTCATCAACAAGCGCATGTCGCAATTGGGCGAGCAGAGCAACGCGACCCTCTACGCTAATCTCCTGCTCGGCCCCGGTGTGGCGGCTAAGGACATCCCGGCCGACACGCCCGGCCCGATCGCGAATGCGGTCAGCGAGAACGGTGCCGTGCTCGTGCGCCGCCAGGAACCGCCGCTCTTCCCGCCGTGGTTCATGGACTCGATCAACCTGACGATCAAGTTCCTCAACGACCTCGCCGGCGGCGCCGACCTGGTTGAGGAGCACAAGTTTCCCGGGCAACTGCGCGGCCCGATGGCGGTGCCGATGCTCCAGGAAATCATCGACACCGAGTGGGGGCCGCTCTACGAGCATCTCGGCGAGCGCCTGGCGCGGGCCAAGCAGTTGCGCCTCAATCGCGTCAAGCAGTTCTATCCGCCCTCGCGCACCCTGCACTACACCGACCGCACGCAGCGCGACGAGGTCTACGAGTTTCACAAGGAAGAACTCTTCGGCGCCGGGACCAATTTCAACGTCACCGTCGAGCGCGGCAGTCTCCTGCCCGAGCTCCGCGCGCTGCGCGAGGCGCGCATCCGCGAGCGCCTCCAGGGCCCGCTGGCCGTCCTCTATCAGGATCCGCGCACCGGCCAGCTCGATCGCAGCAAGATCGCGGCGGATCTCCAGTTTGGCGACGATGGCCGCGAGAGCCGCGTCGTCCAGGATCGCAAGCTCGCCCGCGCCCTGATTGCGCGCCTGTGGAAAGCCGAGCCGATCCCGCCGGTCATGCCCTACTACGATCATCCGGCGTGGCTCGACGAGCTCGAGGCGGCGATGAAGACGACGGAGTTCCTCGAAGCGTCGCCGCCGATTCAGGACGCGTTCAACCAACGCTGGGCGGCGCACCATCAGTTCCTGCAACAGGCGGCGCAGGCGCAGGCGTCGGCCGGGCAAGCCGGGGCCATGCAGAACGCCATCGCGCAGGCGACGCAGCAGGCCGCCGCGAAAGCCGCCGCCGAGACCGTCGACCAGACGATGGAGCAGATGCGGTTTCAGCAGATGCACGCGCCGCAGATGCCGCAGATGCTCAGTGACTTCATGCACCAGGCCGCGGGCGGGCCGGGGCAACCGGGGCCTGGCCCGGCGGGGCCTCCGCCCCCGTCGCCGCCCGGGATGCCGCCTGGCCCCCCGCGGCCCCCCATGTGAGGCGCGCGTGACGCCATGAGTGAGCCGGTGCCGCCGCCACCGCGCAAGATGGGCCGCCCCGTCATCTACCCCGGCGACCCGATGCACCAGATCACGGTCTGGATCCCGCAGTCCTTCTACGCCAAAGCCGTGCGCGTCGCCCGCGAGCGGAAGGTCAGCGTGCAGCGCGTCCTCCGCATGACGCTGATGCGGCATTTACCAACCAGTTAAGTTGCGTGCCCTAGGGCGCGCCTGTCAGGCTGCGAGCCATCCGTTCCAGGTGAGTCGCGGCCATTCGGGTCGCCTGGCGAACGCGGATGCACACCGAATGAGCGGCGCCGATTCTGGCGGTCCAGCACTCGGGCATCCATTCGAGAAGCGAGGCGATCACGATGGCTGATGGAACCCTGGCGGGCGGCGAGCCCTCTGGTGGCGGATCCCCGAGCCCGGCAGCCCCGATCGGCGGCGGCGCCCCCGCGTCGACCCCGATTACGCTGACGGACGACTCCGAGATTCTGCTCCCGGGCGCGACGGCCCCCGTCAAATACAAGGATTTTGTCGGCGGCTACGTTCCCAAGGCGGATCTGACGCGCATGCGTCAGCAGGATCGCGCGCAACTCACGCAGCAACAGAAGGCGCTCGAAGCCGAGAAAGCCACCCTGCAGCGTGCGGCGCGCGAAGTGACGGCGCGGTTTGGCCAGCAGTCTCCCCAGGGCCAGGATCTCTACGCCCAACTGGAGGCGCTCCCGTATGTCGACGGGAAAACGCAGGCGACCATCGTTAAGCACATCGTCGGCGCGATGCAGCAGTACCAGCAAGCCCTCGGGCTGATGCAGCAGCGCGTCCAGCAGATGGAGCAGGGCTATGGCACGCTCTCGGGCCAAAGTCGCGTCTCGCAGGTGCAGGGCTTGTTCTCGGCGGCGCGCAATAACCTCAAGTTGCCCAACAACGAAAAGGCGAACGCGCTCATCGAGGACGTCTATCACGCGCATCAAGGCTGGGACCAGGTGCCACACGCCGAGGCGGTGGCGGAACTCCAACGACTCGTCGCTCAGCGCCTCGATTATGCGCGGACGATCGTCAACGAGGAGAACCAGCAGCGGGCGGCGGCGGCACGACAGGCGTCGCCGATCCGTACGCAGCAACCGCTCAAGATTGCGCGCCAGAAAGGGCGGATCCCCGGCAGTGAAACGCCGACGGAGCTCGCCGATGCCCTCTTCCCGCTGATTGCCGGCGCGCCGAATACCTGAGATCCGCCCGCCCGGGACGTCGCACGCCGCGTGAGAACCACAGATGGCTATTACCGCGACGAGTGACGTCATCCAGGGTCTGCGCTACACCTACGGCGCCGACCGCCTCCAGTACATCGCCTCCCAGGAAGTCCCGCTGTGGAATGTCCTGGCCAAAACCAAAAAGGACATGGGCGGCCGCGGCCAGTTCCTGATTCCCATCCTGACGCGCAACCCCGGCGCGTGGACCGGCATCACCCAGGGCGGCACGCTGCCGACCGCGCTCTCGCCGGCGACGACCGAGGCCAGTTACGCGCTCAAGGAGTTCGTCGGCATCTACGAGTTGTCGTGGAAGCTGATTCAGGACGCGCGCACCAGCAAGTTTGCCTTCCAGCAGGCGATCCAGATGATGGACGACGGCCTGCGCCGCCGCATCTTCCGCCTGCTCAACGCCGATCTCCTCGGCACGGGCCGCGGCGAGCTCGGCGCCCTGGCCGCCGCGTCGAATACCGACCCGGTGACCGTCCGCTACCTGCCGCGCGTCGAGCCGGGGATGCCGGTCGACCTCATCGCGAACACCGATGACGCCACCACGCGCGGGATCGCCAACCTGACCGTCACCGCCGTCGATGCGGTCGGCCGCACCGTCAGGACCGGCACCGCCGCCGCCGGCACCGCCGCGAACGACTACTTCACCATCGCCAGCACGATGACCGCGTCGCAGCAACTGCACATGAACGGGTTGCTCGGCGTGATCAACAGCGTCAATCCGCAGTTGGCGTGGAACGCGGGCAATACCGGCACGCAGGTGGCCAACATTGGCGGGCTCGATCGCAGTGTCGCCGGCAACGACTTCTGGAAATCGCCGGTCCTGAGCAACGCCGGGGTCGCCCGCGCGCTCACGGAAGATTTGTGGCTGCAGGCTGAGGATCAGGTGCGTGAAAAGGTCGGCGCGAAGCTGTCCAACTGGTTCATGAACCTCGCGATCGGGCGGCGTTATCACGAAATCATCCGCGCCGATACGTACTTCACCGCGGGGCGCGCCGAACCGCTCGGCGGCGGCATCGGTCGCAGCGGCACCGGCCCCCAGGGCGCGGGACCGGACGGCGACGGCAAGAGCCCGTACGAATTCAGCGGCGTCGCGGTCCATTTCGATCCGTTCTTCGAGAGCAATACGATCGTCGGCTTCGACCGATCGCATTTCTTCCTCGGCGTCGGCGAAAACGAGACCCCGGCCCCGATCTCGGACATCTTCGACAACATCCCGTTCTTCCGCCAGACGCCGAACGCGAGTTTCCAGGTCGCCTGGTACTGGCAGGGGCAGTTGCTGACGGATTCCCCGCCCGCCGGCGTGCAGATCAAGGACATCGCGGAGTCGTAACCGATGGCCACCATCCAACGCCCCACCGGCGTCGCGCGACGCCGGGAAACGAAGCTGGAACGCTACGCCCGTGGCTATAAAGACGGGGATCCGCTCTCCGTCATGCACCGCACGCTGGCCATCAACGGCCTGGCGGATGCGACCGCGGTCACCATCGGTACGCTGACCATTCCGAACGTGCAAGCGGCCGGCGGGCTGGATTTGACGATCTGTGGTGCCCTCGGCGACGGCGATGCGGCGGAAGTGTCCATGTGGACGATCGTCGTCAGCCGGGTGGCCGGCGCGGCGGCGAAAGCCGTGGTCGGCACCAAGGCCGCGATCGCCGCGACCGCCGGCGCCGTCGGCAATGCGGCGGTCACCGTCACGGCGGCGGCGGTTGTCGGCGCCAATACCGGCCCGCAGACGATCGCCATCCAGGTCGCGGTCGCCCGCTCGGCCGGCACCGCGGCCAATCACGATCTCGTCGCCGACGCCCATGTCTACAACGTGCGCGGCGGCGGGATCACCTTCGCGTAGGAGTCACGTATGGCAGTGCTCGAATCCTTGCCCACGGTTTTTGACCCGGTCCTCTACAGCATCGAGGCCAACACCTGGCTGATCGCGCATCTCGGCGAATCGCCGCAGCAGGCGACGATGCAGGGCGTGCCGAAGGGCGTCGATCGGAACGCGTTGACGGCCCTCGACGAGTTGTACCGCCTCGACCAGGCGGCGCAGGCTACGGGCCAGACGTGGGCAGGCTTCGAGGCGGTGAAGGCCGCCGCGCAGCAGTATCTCGACCAGTTGCAGAAGTGGGAGACGAATTACCAGCAACAGGTCAGGCGCGATCCCAACTATCCGCGCTATCCGACCATGTGTACCTGGGATTCCTACGGGCGCTACCACCGCGGCGGCGTCGGCAGTGATGCCGGGCGCGTGTCGTCGTATTTCGACAGCAACGGCGACCGCCAGAAGCTGGCGATCCTGCTGCAGCCCGAGACGACGACGCACGACATCCCCGAGTGGCAGCGCGGGCTCCCGAAGCCGCGCGTCTACACCGATCTCATCGAGAACGACGAAAAAGGCTTCTGGGAGTGCCCGATCTGCGCCTTCCGCGAGTCCTACGAGCCGATGTCCGCGACGTCGCGCAATCAGGCGCGATCGAAGATGGGCAAACACCTCGCGAACGCGAAATCCGAGAAGGATTTACACAAACAACTGCACACGTACGCCTTCGGGAGTCACTGACGTGCAGATCCCCGACGATCCGCTCCACTATTCCGAGGATCGGCCCGACCGGCCGGTCTCGGGCGGATCGTGGCGCTCGCCGGGCGACGTCGGGACCATCACGGTCCCGCGTGCGGCGCCGGCGCCGACCGATCCGGCGCGCAGCCTCCACTACTTCGGCCCCAATCGCTTCGGCGTCCGGTTCGGGCCGCAGGCGTTTCGCGACGAGCTCCACGCCATCGATCCGCGGCTGGAGGTGACGTGGCATCCGCTCGCCGAGCGGTGGATCATCTGGGCGCAGAACCCCGACGTCACGTTCCACATGCATCCCGGCTGGAGTTTGCTCTTTCCGGTGCAGGCGCACCCCTCGGGGGCGTACCTCCCGCTTGACGCGCGGACGCTCGCCAAGGTCTACGACCGCTCACCGCGTCGGTGGGGGAGTGGGCGGTTGTATTTCGAACGCATCGTCGAGGAAGTGCGGCGCGACTACGATCGCGCGCAACGCGACCGCCAGCAGTACGTCCGTGACGTCGCCGGCGACGTCGTCGACCATGCGCGCATCCAGATTTCAATGCGCGGCCATTCGAATGGCTCCAAATTCAGTGACCATCACGCGGAGTAACCCCATGATCACGCCCGAAGAACTCATCCTGCAACTCGGCGTCGGCACCGACGGCGCCGTCTGTGTCCAGCGCCTCATGGATCAGATCCCCGCCTACAAGGTCCGGCATGATGCCGCCGGGCACGTCATCGTCGGGCACGTCATCCCCGCGCACGAGGTGGTGGACGCGACCGGGCACGTCAAGCTCGTGCCCGCCGAGTTCGTTCCCGATCACGTCCAGCCGCACGTCCCGCCCGTCGGCACCGCACACACGCCCGAGGAGGCGCGGCGCCTGCACGAGGAGGAGCGTCGTCAGGCCGCGGCTGTGGAGCGGCACGTCCACGATGCCGAGGTCGTGGCCGACAAGAAGGACAAGGACGACGACGACAAGGACGAGAAGACGCACACGCCGTATCGCAACCCGAAGAAGTAACGCGTGGCGACCGGGCAAGCGGTCCTCGATCGGATGAAAGTCCTGTTTCCCGAGTTGCAGATCGCACCGGGAGGCAAGGATGTCGCGACGGCGCTCACCGCCGCGAACATGGCGCAGGACTATCTCGAATCGGTGTTCTCGCTGCACCCGGAGATTTACGGCGATACGTCGGGCACGATCACGACGACCGCCGGGCAGGAAACGACCCTCTACCCAGCGGGTGTGATCCGGCTCGATCGGTTGTACCTGCTCGATCCGGCGACGGGCCGCCCGACCTCGCCGATTGATCTCATTCGCGAGACCGGCGGGCACGCAGGCACCGGCGCCGTCGCGCCGGCCCTCGTCGGCAGCAGCGGCGGGACCGGGGGCCGTCCGTGGCAGGCGTACACGAACGGCCGGATGCTCTATTGGACGCCGTCGCCAGACAACGCCTATCCGGTGCGCTGGTACGGCCTCCAGCAGCAAGCGGATCTCACGGTGACGGACCCGATCAGTTACGTCGACCTGTGCCTGACGCCGCTCGCGATGTTTGCCGTCCAGGTCATTCGCACCGGCCTTGATGATGACGTCACGCAGTACGCCGCGCTCGCGACCACGATCTTTGAACCCGTCGTCGCGTCGCTGACCGGGTTCCGGCGGGACCGGCCGGCGCCGTACCAGTACCGCTATTCGCACGACACCTGAGAGGATCCCGATGGCCCGAGGCGTGTTCGTCTTTCGCGGCGCGGTCAGCGCCAACGGTCCGGTCGTGACGCCGGCCGCCGACGAGCGGATCTATCTCCGCTGGATCACGGCCAGCGTCGGCACGCTCGCCGCCTCTGGGCGCCTCGCCCTAACCGACGGCAACGGCGGCACCGTCATCGCCCGGCTGCCGATGGCCGCCGCCGATACCTCGATCCAACTCTTTTATGACGCCGGCACGCGACAGTGGGAAGGCAATCCGCTGTCGCCGGGCACCCCGCTGTACGCGACGGTCAGCGGCGGCAGCGCCGACCTCGATATTTGCTACGAGATTCGCTGATGGCGGATGTCACCGTTGCCAACACGTCGCCAGGGGTCGCGGGCAAGACGCTCGCGTGCCACGACGTGGACGGCACGACCTCGGGGCTCTGGACGTTTACCAACCCCGTCGCGCTGAAGGGCGGCACGCCCGGCAATCAGACGTGGCGCCTGAGCGTGCAGGGGTCCGGCAACGTGACCCTCGTGGCCGACGGGACCGGGTTGGGCCTGAGCATGAATACGGCCGGCTCCCCGCTGTTCAGTGGCGACATCACGGAGAAAAGCCGGATTGCGCCGATCGGGCACTGGCAAGACACGCCATTTAACGCCGCCAACTTCGCCACCAATGTCGGGACGTGGGTCGTGGACGTGGGGGACGTGGCGCTCAACCGCTACACCCTCGTCGGCAAGACGCTGATCTGGAATCTGCAACTGGGGACGACTTCGCTCGGCGGCGCGGCGAATTATCTCCTGGCGACCGTCCCGACTGGCGCGATTCAGACCGTGGCACCGGGGCGAGTGGCGCAGGCGAAAAACAATGGGGCGCTCTGCGAGGCGTGGTGCTTTCGGTATTCGTCGACACAGGTCGGCTTCTCGCTCGTCGATGGCACGAACTGGGCCGCCGCGGCCAATACCACAACGGTGGTCGCGACCGTGATCCTAGAACTCGCCTGACGCGTCATGCCGATAGCCCTACAGGTTCAACTCTTCGATGCCTTCCTCGGCACGCAGGAAGGGATCCACAGTGTGATCCTGCCCGACATTTTTTCGAGCAGCGGCAGCAAGAATCTGTTTCTCGACAAGTACGGGCGCGCGAAAAAGATCGCGGGCTACACGGCGCAGAACGCGACGCCCATCTTCAGCGTCGGCAGCCTGCCCACCTGCGTGCGCGGCCTCTTTCATTACAAGCAGCAGGGCGGCGGCACGACCGTGCGCCGCGAGCTCGCCATCTTCGATGACGGCGTCGCGCACTGGGAACTCCTCTACTCGACCGATGTCGGCGGGACGTGGACCCGTCTCACGGACGCCGGCGCCGCCTCCCTGAATCGGGTCGTCGACTGGGCGCAGTTTGGCGACACGGTGTACATCGCCAACGGCGTCATCGCGCCGCTGACCCTGACCGGCACCGTCGTCACGACCGCCGGCGCGACCCAGAGCCCGATCCCGACCGCGGTGCTGTCGTCGTCGGCCGGCTATCTGCTCGGCACCTACGCCTACAAGATTCTCTCGCTCGTCAGCGGCACCCGGCAGACGGGCTCGAAAGCCTCGAACATTCTCAGTGCCGCCAATGGCCAGGTGAATCTGTCGTGGGGCGTCGATGCGAATACCGCCGTCACCGGCTACGAAATCTATCGCACCTCGGGGACCGGCAGCGTCTACTACTTCGTCGCCTATGTCGATGGCCGCAGCACCGTGTCGTTCGTTGATAACGTCGATGACCTGACGGTCCTGCAGAACCGGGTCATGGAGGAGCACGGCGATCCGCCGCCGGTCGGCGCCTACTACTGCGAGTCGCACAAGCAGCGCATGTGGTGGTTTCGTACCGACGCCTTCCCCACCCGCGCCTGGTTCAGCGATCCGGCGCTGCCGGCCTCGGTCCTGACCGCCGAAAACTTCCTCGACTGCTCGGACAGTGAAACGGTCGGCGACGTGATCACCGGCGCGCTCGGGAACTACGAAGGGCAGTTGATCATCTTCAGCGAGCGCGCGATCTGGGCGGTCAGCGGCACCGGCCAGGTGATCGGCAACCTGCTCGACTGGACGCGCATTCGCACGAACGCGCAGACCGGCTGTGTCCATCACCGCGCCGCCGTGCGCGTCCCGGCCGGCAGTAAGTACACCGACGTGACCGGCAAGTTCCAGGTGACCGCGACGGTGACGATTGCCTACCTGACGCCACTCTTTGACATCAGGCTGTTCGACGGCGACAACGACGTCATCATCAGCAATCCGATCCGACAGACGCTGGCGAACGCGAGTTATGCGGTGCGCGGTAAGTACTTCGCGCTCCACGACACGCAGCGGAGCGAAATCGCCTGGTTCTTTGCCACCGGCGCCGCGACCGAATGCACGACGGCGGTCGTCTGGAACTATCGGCATGGCGTCTGGTACGGGCGGGATTGGGCGATGAGTGCGGCGTATGAGGCCGACACCGCGACACAGGCGAGCTTCCTCCTCGGCGGCGAACCCTCGCGCACCGTCGGCGGCTACGTCTATCACCTGTGGAACGGGACGGATTTCAACGGCGCGCCGTTTCTCACGGTCTGGCACACCAAGACCCTCTACGGCGTCAACGACAAAGGCCAACCCGCGATCAGCCATCAGAAACGGTGGCGGTGGGCCGATCTGATCTTCGAGACCGATCAGACCGTGACACTGCAGGTAGATTGGATGCCGGGCCAGTCGCTGGATAGCGCGGCGCCGAGCGGCTCGACGAGTATCGCGCCCGCCGGCGCCGAACTGCGGACGGTCGATGCCCTGCGGATCGTGACCAGTGACGGCTCGCCGATCGCGGTGTCGTCGCAGTCGACGACGGCGCGGGCGTTGCTCAAGGACGCGCAGGGCCAGTACCTGCACGACACCGGCCTGCGCCTGCGGATCTCCGATAACACCGCGGCGGGATCGTGGTCGCTCGAAGGGATGAATCTCGCCTATCAGATTCTGCCGGGGCTGGAGCGACGGATGCCTGGAGGCATGGACTAAGCCGTGGCCACGAATCTCCAGATCGAATCGCCGAACTTCGACCGCATTCGCAAGGGTGACAGCCACGCGACCGAGGACGCCGTGCGCTTGCTCTGGCTCGTCGCCAACAACGAAATCTCGATGCGGCAGCAGACGGTGCAGCAGGCGAGCGATCAGTGGAGCCCCAAGGTGCTCGCCTCGCCGGCGTCGTCACAACAGGACAACTTCGACGCCCGCGATAGCGTCTGGATCGTCTTCACCAGCCCGACGGCGTTCACGGTGACCGGGATCCGCAACGGCGTCGAAGGGCGCACGCTGCTGATCGAAAACCTCGGCACCGGCGCGGTGACCCTCGCGTATGAGCACGCCGCCTCGGATGCGCTGAATCGCTTCTACACGCGCCTTGGGACCGATCACGTCCTGCAGACGGGGCAGACCGCGCTCGTCGGCTATCTCAATCAGCGGTGGCGCGTCTCCAGCCCGGTCGCGAGCCCCGACGCCTCGTCGGGCTTCGTGGTCGGCCCTGCGAGTGCGACAGACAACGCGGTCGTCCGCTACGACACCACGACCGGCAAGCTGGTGCAGAACTCGGGCGTGCTGATCGATGACAGCGCCAACCTGTATGTCCCTGGCAACATCCGCGAGCGTGGTCGCGCGGCGCCCCTCGGCGAATGGACCGACGTCGCCGCCTCGGCCAGCTATTTCGCGGTCGGCGGCGCCGGCGGCGGCAACTGGGATCCCGGCACGGTGAGCACGTTTGCCTACACGCTGATCGGCAAGACGCTGCACCTCCAGGTGTATGTCACGGGCGGCACCTGGTACACGGGCGGGGCGCTGCTCGCGGTGGCGTTGCCGGCCGGGCTCACCGCCGCGCGCTACTGCAAGGGATCGGCGTTCATCACCGCCGCGGGGATGGCCTACGAGACCTGTATGGCCTATGCCTTCCCCAGTTCTGGCTGGCTGAATATCTATCGCGCGGGTCTGGCGGCGTTTCCGGCCGCCGCCAGCGTCTCGATGTTTCTCGAAATGACGGCGTCGCTGTCGTGAGGGGATGATGCCAAACGACTCGTACACCCAGAGTGCGCTCGCCGATGATTCGAAGTTTCGGTCACGGGTGCGCTCGGCGCTGTCGCTGGTCGCGTGGGAGATTCAGGCGGAAGACCCCGCGACGCCGAATCATGCGAACCGTGATCGCTACGCGCAACAGGTCGTGCGGCAACTGGATACGGAAGTCGTCGTGATCATGCCGTCGTTTGTGATGCGGCCAAACGTCTTCAACTTCACGACGTCGTTCAACTACGACTTCAAGACGCGGATCGGGTTTGTCGAGTCCGCGACAGGCGACGCGGATCTCCAGTCGCAGTTGATGTCCGACTGGGACCGGATGGCCGCCGCCGCCGGATTCCCGCCGCCGTCCGCGTGAGCCACGATGGCCACCAACACGGAACCGTACGGACTCACGCCGCTGACGACGGAAGGGCTGGCCAATCTAGGCCATCCCCTGAGCCTCTCCGACTTCAATCAGGACGCGCAAGGCCGCTACTGGCGCACTATTCGCGGCGAGAAAACGTACTACCCCCGCGAGTGGTTCGATGCGAACGGGACGTTCACGGGGACGGGCTCGCAACCGGGCGACAAGGGTGGGCAGGGCGACAGCGACTTTTTCCATACGGGCACGACGTGGGATTGGACGAAGGGCGAGTGGCACAACCCGATCAACTGGGCGAATGTGATCGGCCTGTCTGCCGCGGGCGGCGTCGGCGCCGGGATCGCGGCCCCGGCGATTGGCGCGGCCTTGGGCGGCGGCAGCGCTGGGGGCGCAGGAACAGGCGGTCTCACCTCGGGGTTGACCTCGGGCCTCGGCACGAACGCGACCGTCGGCAGCGTCCTCGGCAACCCGCTCGTGCAGGGCGGGATCAAGACCGGGCTCGATGCGGTGAAGGGCAACCTGTCGTGGAAGGACGCGCTGAACTTCGTCCCGGCGATTCCTGGTGTGGGCAACATCGGCGGCGCCATCACCAGCAACCCGATCGCGAAGGGTGCGATCAACGCCGGCGTGCAGAGCGGGCTCAATAGCGCGAAGACCGGCACGTTCGATCCGAAGGCGACGGCGTTCAATATCGCGACCGGCGCGGTCCCCGGTATTGCGTCGTCAGTCACCGATAACCCGATTACGCGCCGCGCCCTCACGGCCGGGGCTGACGTCGGGCTCAACACGGCGAAGACCGGCACGTTCAATCCGGTGCAGGCGTCGGTGGCCGCAGGGAATGTGCTGATGCCGAAGACGAGCGGCACGAGCCAGACAGGATCAGGGATGCCGACGATCACGCGCAAACTCGTGGACAGCGCCGGGGGCGGCGGGGGTCTCAGTCTCGGGCTGGACGCGCTGACGCCGAGCGGGTTCAGTGGCTTCGAGGACAACTCTGGTGATCCCACCGATCCCAATGATCCCTCCTACACCGGCGGCTGGCCCAGCAACGACAATGTCGGCCCACCGGCCGACGTCAACCCAGGAGAGCCGTTGCCCTCGACGCCAACGCCTGGCCTGGGGTTGCCGCCGCCAAGCGGCACGCCGAGCGGCGATGTGCCGGGGCAACTCCCGTCGCGGCCGACGCCTGGGGCTGGGCAGGGGTTGCCGCTGCCGGGTGGCGGGACCAGTGGGAACCCCAGCGCGGGCTTGCCGCCCGCCGGCACGACGCCACCCGCGACGAGCACCGGCGGCGGGTTTCTCGACGATCTGACGAAACTCCTGAGCAGTCCCGTCGGTGGGCTCCTCGGCGGCTTCCTCTCGGGCCTCGGCCAGTCGCTCACGCAGCAGAGGCGGCAATCGTTTTCGGGCACCGCCGCCGATCCGGTCGCCGTGATGGGCGATCTCGGCACGGGCCTCAAGGGTTTGATCAGTCACTTCCAGGACCGGGTGAATCAGGGCGTGAGTCTGCCGGATGCCTACGTGGATCTTTCTCACTCGCCGGTCTTCACGGGCGGCGGGACGGCGATACCGGTGGGGATCGTGCCGCGGGACGTGAGCGTCGGCCACCCCGCGACGATGACGCCGAGCGCTGGGATCGTCCCGAAGACCGCGACGGATGCGGGCGTGTCGACGCAGACGCCAGGCGTGAATGTCCCCGGCACGACACCGGGGACGGAGTATGCGTTGAACGACCCGAATAACCCAGCGATGACGGATAAACAGCGGGCGCTCGCGGCGCTCGGGATGCTCGGGGTGTCGTGATGGCGCAACCCACTGCCGACGACATCAACGGCCTGTACACGAAGTATCTCGGACGCTCGGCCAATCCGGACGAGACGGCCAACTGGTTGAGCGGCAACTACGGCTCGACCGACCTCAGTGGCATCGAGGGGCAGATTTCGACGAGCGGCGAGGCGCAGGCGTATCAAAAGAGCCAGGGCGCGAGCACGCCGCCGGCTGGCGGCTCGCAGGACAGCGGCACCACGACGCAGACCCCCGCGCCGCCGCCGATGAATTACGGCGATCCGAGCGCCGGCAGCGGCAGCACGGCGGCGACGCCGCCACCGGCCGCGGCGGCGCCGGCCCCTGCGAAGCCGTCGTACGACGACATCAACGGGTTGTATACGAAGTATCTCGGGCGGCCGGCCACGCAGGACGAGTACGGCAACTGGATCAACGGCACATACGGCCACACGGATCTATCTGGCATCTCGACGCAGATCCAAGGGAGCGGGGAAGGTCAGGCATACGCAGCGAAGAACCTGACGCCGAACTCGCTGGCGACGTTCACCGGCTTCGATCCGTCGCGCCTCGATAGCAATACGCTGAAGTACAACGCGATGTCAGTGCTCCAGTCGTTCAACCCGAACGACCCGAACGCGATGTCGCAGGCGTACGCGATCCTGAATCAGAAGTATCCCGGCCAGTATCAACTCGATAGTCAGGGCAACTTGATGTTGACCGGCACCGCTGATGGTTACATCGGCGCGCGGCCGATCGGCTGGGGCTCGGGTGGGGCGTGGCAAGATCCGAACGGGAGTAACTACGACTGGCAATGGATGGCGTACAACCCCGCGCATCCAGGACCGAAAGGCGAAGGCACGGGCACCGGCACGAGTGCCGGCACGGGCACCGGCGCCGGGTCATCATCGCTCCTCAGTTCGCTGTCATCGCTGCTCGGGCTCGGCAAGGGCTTCGGTGGTCCCGGCAGCGCGGGCGTCTTCGGCGGGACGACGCCGGCCGGCGGCAACTCGAATCTCGTGCAGCAGATCGGGCAGGATCCATTCTCGCTGGCGCTCACCGGCGCCCTGACGTCGTTGCTGGGGACGGCCACCAAAGGCGTGACCGACGCGCCCGCGAAGACGCCGCTCGACGACCAACTCACCGCGTATCTCGATTGGGCCAAGGGGAAGACGACAACACCGCCGGCCCCAAACGCGGCGGATGCCGCCCTGACGGCCTTACTCGCCTCCGCGCAGGGGCATCTCAATAGCACGCCACAGGAGCAGGCCGCCGCGTTTGAAAAAGCGCGGATGCCGTACGAGATGGCGCGTAAGGTGCAACTCGGGAACGCCGGCGACCAACTCGCGAATCGCGGCTTGCTCTCCGAATCCGCGCCCGGCGGTGGGCAATACGGCGGCGCCGTTGATCGCATCGAGACGAACCTGGCGCCCTCCTTCACCGCCGCCGTCGACAACGCGTTCGGGCAACTCACGCAGAACGAGAAGGACTGGGGCGGCGTCCTCAACAACGCGATCGGCACGGATACGACGCGGCAGACGCAAGCGGCGAACGTGCAGCAGGGGTACGGGACGCTCTGGGGCAACGCCATCGCCACGGGCAACACGCGCGAGAACCAGCAAGGTCAGGCGCAGCGCGATTGGGGCACGCTGCTCACCAACGCGGCGAATGCCGGCACGACGCGCCAGAATGTGCTCGGCACCCTGGCGATCAACGAGCTCGCGCAAAACAATCAGTTCACCGAATTCCTCGCCAACTACGGGCTCGACCGCGACAAGGCATTGGCCGACATCCAGCAAGGCCAGGGCACTCAGTTGCTGACGGCGTTTCAGTTGTATCTGCAGTACGGGCAGCTCGCGGCGGGCGGCTACGTATAAACGACGTTCCACGGGGAACACGAAAGGCAGCGTATGGCATTCGGGATTTCGCGCAAGCCCCTCGACTCGGCGAGCGGCATGGTGATGGGCGGGGATCAGGGCGCGCCGAGCGGGGACGCGCCGATCAACATCGACTGGTCGCAGATGACGCCGCAGTCGTCGGGTGGCGACTTTGGCGCGACCGGATCCGGCAGCGGCCCGCGCGAGGGCGTCGTCGGCCAGGCGCCGCCGCAGATGCCGACCATGATGCCGACGCAGACGCCGCGCGTCGAGTTCGGCGGCCCGACACAGGTGTCCCCGCCGCCGCCTGATACCGGTGGCCCGATCGGCGCGCCCGGTCCTTCGAATGCGACGCCGTCGCAGTCGAGCGAGCCGTCGCCGGTCGCGGGGCAGAGCCCGAATCCGGAGGTCGCCTCCTCTGGTCCCGCGTCGGCGCCGCCCGTGATGCCGCCGTCGTTTCCGCCGATGCAGGCGCCGCTGTCGGGGCAAGAGGTCGCGCAGGCGGCGTTCCCGATCGAGCGGCAGGATCCCACGCAGGATCCGTCCTATGGCGGCTGGTCGGGTGCGTCCGATGCGTCGGCGTCGTATCCGATCACGCGGCGCGCGGTCGGGCCGGGGCCGATGACGGGCGGTGCCGACACGCAGAGCCGGCTGCTCGGCGGGGCGGGCGGCCTCCTCGGCGGCGGCCTCGGCGTGCCGGCGATGTCCGGCGGCGGGCCACAGCAGCAGAGCGACATCGGCAGCCTGATCGCGAGTCTGTACCGGATGGCCAACCAGAACACGCAGGGCTAACGTCATGCCGATCACGGGACGGTCGCTCGCGGGCGCTGGACTCCAGGGGCTAGGGGAGGGCTTGCAGCAGTGGTCTGCCAATACGATCAAGCGCAAGCAGATTCAGGACGAGTGGGCCTTCGAGCTCTATAAACAGCAACTCGCGGAGCAGGCGAAGCAGCAGGACGCGCAGACGGCCGCCTCGCAGAAGTGGATCGAGGGGCTGATGACGCATCCGGAGAATACCGCCGCGCAACTCGATCTCGCGCCGGTCGTGATGCCGAACCTCAAGCCCGACGACCTCGCCAGCCTGCGGCAGTTTGGGCAGAACTACGGCGCCCAGCAGTTCATCTCGCGCATGAACACGCTCGCGAAACCGGAAGACGCCCCGGCCGATATCGGGATCGCGATGTCGCGGGCGACAGGACGGGATTACCAAACGCCGCCGCCGACCATCGATGCGACCCAGTTTGGCGGGGAGGCGCCGGATTTGGGGTCGCCCGAGTTGATGCAAGCCATCAACGCCCAGAAGGCGCGGATCGCGCAACTCGATCAGGCCGAGAAGGACAAGGTCGCGCAGGCGGGCGCGATGAAACGCGCGGAGGCGTACGGGACAGGCATGGGCGCTGGCGCGGCCAAGAGCGAACTCACCCCGCAGGAGATCATTGACGAGAACGCGAAGACCGCTGGCGAAGCGGGGCCGAAGGCAGACGCGGCTGGACTCCTGACCCATGCACAGGAAGTAGCCAAGGTCGCGCCCGATGTCATCGCGGGCGGGGCGGCGAAGGTCACCGCCGACAAGCTCGCGGGCCTGACGCCCACCGTCATTGCGGCCGAGGGGAACCTCGCGGGCACGAAGAAACGCGCCGAGGACAGCGCCGCCGCCGCCGTGAAATACGACCCGGCAAACATGGCAAACGAGGTCACCCTGGCCGTGGACAAAGCGCAAGCCTTGGCGAAAGCCAAAGGCGATACGGCGCGACAGAAGTACATCACGGACGCGCAAGTGGGCGTGCTGCGCCTGGCGCCGCAACTCGCCGTGGCGAAAGACTTGTACGACCGCGCGATCAAAGGCGATTACCAGGCGGCGAAGCTGTACCACGACAAGGTCGCGAGTCTCGCGGCGCCGATCGCGATGGCCACCGGCTACACCGGCCGGATGAACGTGCTGGAAATGCAGAACGTCAGCGCGTTGCTGCCGAGTCTCGCGGCCGACACGGTGCTCGGGACGGCCGACGAGAAATGGAAGAACCTCGAGGCCACGATGCGGTACGGCCCGCTCGTCGCCTCGCAGTTGCCGCCGGATGCCACCGTCACCGACGCCTTGGCGGCGGTGCAGGGGTTAGTGGATCGGGAGAAACAGGCGCGCACGGGAGGCGCGGGCGGGACTCTGCCCGCGGCGGCCCCGCCGCCCCCCACGCCAGGCTCGGCGGCCCCGCCGGGCAGGCGCCTCGTCTTCAATCCCACGACGAACCGCACGGAGTGGCAATAAGCCATGCCGATCACGGTCACGATTCCCGGCGTCGGCGACGTGGACTTTCCCGACACCATGCCGCAGGCGGTGGTGGACGCGAAAGCCAAGGAACTCTACGACCAGGCGCGGCAAGCCCCGACCGGCCAGCAGGGCCCGAGCGCCCTCCTGCAGGCGCCGCCGCGCCTCACCGGACCCGATCCGCGGGGGGATCAGCCGACCATCGCGAGCGGCATTCTGCACGCGCCGGGGACGGGCGAGAGCCTGGCGACCCTGCCCCTTGTGGCCGCGAATTTCGTCCCGGGCCTGAACATCGCCGATAAGCCGATCACCATCCCGCTCGCCGCCGCCCTCGGGGGTCTCGGGGAAGCGGGTGAGCAGGCCGTGACGAGCAAGCCCTGGAGCCTGAACGACATCATGGGCGCGGCGATTCGGCAAGGCGGGCTCGAAGCGACCGGCCGCACTATCGCGGCGGGCGGGCGGCCCCTGATGAGCATGTTCGGCGTGCCTGGTGCCTCGAAGAGCGCCGTGACGGCGGCGATCGATGAAGGCATCGGGCGGAATCTCAACAAAGCGCAGGACGTGGCCAGCACGCTCAGCGGGCAGATCCAGGCGAAGGTCGCGCCGATGTCGATTCCGATCGATGAAGCCCTGGCGCCGGCCGGGGCGGCGGTCAATCGCGCCGTGACCCGCTCGTCGCGTCCGCTCGACACGTACGCGGCCCTCCAGGCGGAGGAAGCGGCGATTCGGGGGCAGAATGCCCCGGTTTGGAGCGGCGCCGAAGCCCTCGCGAAAAAGCAGGGGGCGGGCGAGGGCTATGAGTCGATCATGCGGAAGCAGCTCCAGGGGCAAATGCCGGCCCCGCCGAGCCTGATGGAAGAATCCCTGCGCCGTGGGCTGCAAGCGGCGATGGAAACGCGCGACCCCGCCATCGGGCCGCTCAATCAGCGCCTCGGCAACGTCGTGGAGCTCATCAAGTATCTGAAGCCCGAGCAGCAGAAGGAAGCGGTGGACACCATCGCGCGCCTCGCGACCCGTGGGGCGATCGGCGCGGGCGTCGGCGGCGCCCTCGGGAGCGCCTTCGATGAAAAGGGGCCGGGCGCCATGCTCGGCGGGGCGATGGCCGCGAGTCCGACGCTGGGCGCGATCACGGCGCGGGGCGTGAAAGCCGTCGGGGAGATGTTGCCGCCGCTCGTCCGCGGCACCTCGCTCGTGATTCCCAGCATCCGGCGCCGCGTCCTCGGAACCACGCCCCCAGAGGAGGCCCAGTGAAATTCGCGATTCGTTCTCTCCTCAATCAGCAGTTTGTGAGTGCGGACGATCAGATGACGGTCGAGTACCAGGATCAGGAGTACTCGGGCGGGACGCCCACGCGCCCGCTGCAAGCCACGGCGGCGCGGGTCGGCCCCGCGGCCGAGTTCGAGTTGCTGGTGCAGGACGACGCGGGCGAGTGGGTGCCCTTTGATCCGGCCGCCACGGCTGCCCCGCCCGACCCGATCCTCACGCCGGCGATCGATCCGATTGACGGGATCTGGCCGCCGCCCGAAGGCACGATCCATGTCCGACCGCCCGACTACGCCACGACGAACGTCACAGAGGTGCGCCGAGAACTGCGATGGTCGCTCTGGGCCGCCGAGTCCAGCGACGATGAAAGCTACTGGATGCGGGTGATCGTGCTGCAGCCAGAGGAAGGACATCCGCCGGGCTGGACGGATGACGCCTACTGGTTCGACAAGATCAAGGTCGGCGATGGCGCCGGGAGCGGCTACCGCTGGCCGGCGACGTAACCCAGATGGACGTGACCGGCGCCGCCGTGATGCTCACCGCCGCGGTCGGCGTGCTGCTCGTACTGTGGTGGATCGGCAAACGCTGGGGAGGGTGACGCGATGAACATCAAGGATTTATTGTGGCGCGTCGTGTACGCCGTGATTCTTGTGGTGATCCTCGTCGTCATCGTGCCGTTGCTGTTTCAGATGGTGGGCATTGGGATCCCGGCAGGTCCGGCGATTACGCTGCTGAAGTTCGCGTTTGCGTGTTTGATTCTGATTTATGTGTTCTTCGGGCCACAACCCGCCGCACCGTTCTAAGGAGGATGTCCGACATGGCCAAGACTGACCCGATCCCGACGCCCCCAATCGCGAAGCCCACGCCGCCGCGCCCGAATCACGATCTCCCGCGGCCAGAGCGTCCCGATCGTCCGGAGCGGCCCGAGCCGCCGGCGCCGACGCCGCACGACAACTGATGCGCCCCGCGGCGCACCGGGAACCGGGCGACGATGGCGGCGACGAGCTCCGTCTGATTCGCTGCATCGGGCCGCACCAGATCCACGGGATCGTGGACAGCGACGAGGTAACGGTGACGTATCCCGTCGGCAGCGACACGGTCCTCAGTGCGCAGCCGGACGGCACCTGGCAGCTCGTGCCGTTCGGCACCCAGGGGCCGTACGAACGCGCGCTCGTGAAACCCGATCGGTTGGTGTTCGCACCGCTCGGGGCCGAGGGCGCCGCGTTCCTCGTGCCCTACACCGACGCGATCCCGAACGTCTGACGACATGCGCGGACGTCCCCTCTGGCCGGTCTTCAGCCTGCCGCCGCCTGACCTGAACACGGATCGCTGGGTGACGGTGACGCATCCGCCGACGGTGGGGACGGTGGTGTCGGTGTCGCCGGAGGGCGCGGTCACCCTGGCGCCCCGCGGGACGCACGGGCCGCACGAGCTCGCCGTGCTAAAGCCTGACCGCCTGGTCTATGCGCCGGAGGGGGCCGATGGCGCGGTCTTCCTGCTGCCCTGGGCTGGCGACGACGTGCCGAACGCGTGACCACGGGTATTCAAAGGGATGGTGGTCCGCTGCGCTCATCGTTTCGCTGGCTTGCTCTGACGATGTTGTGCCATGTGTGGGCCGAGCAGTTCCAGATTCAGCTCATAACGCCCCGCGTCCTCGCTCACGATGTCCATCTGGCACAGTTCGTCTAGGTCACGAATCAGAGTCCGTGGGGTTAGTGACGCGTACTCCCTGGCCAACTCTGGCGTGAGTATCATGATTTCTTCGGGCAGCATCGCCTTGCGCGGTTCAATCGCCAGCGCAAGGCGGCGACGGCGCTTGAAGACTGTTTTCTTTCGATACGAACGCTCCGCAAATTTGGCGTGAACGAGATAACGCCACGCGATTTGGATGTGGCTGCCGGTGATCGCTCCCATCACCTGTTGCAGACCATCGTGGTATCCCTGAATGGCGTACCTGAGAAAAGCCGTGAGGTCTCTTGTCGTGCATGCCTGGTCCAACTGTCGGTAGTACTCAGGGCGCGTCTGATTGTAGAAGTTCGACAGTATGTGGGACGCAATGTCTGGATTGCCAGCCCGCAGCAAAATGTAGAACTCCAGCAGTCGGCCTGTTCGTCCATTGCCGTCGCCAAACGGATGAATCCACTCTAGGTAGACATGTGTCACGATGGCCTGAATCACCGCATCCGAGAACGTTTGCTTGTTTGTGGCGTATCCAAATTCCGCTGGTAACCATTCACATAGGCGCGTCACAAGATCTGCCACGTGCTCTGGTTGAGGGCAACGATAGGGTCCGACCACGCGAGAGTCTGTCCGGAACTGCCCTGGAATCGCGTCGAAGTGCTCGCCGAGCTCTCTGCCAACACTGCGATGAAAGCTCTTGATGAGGTCCGCCGAAATCAGCGCGCCGCTCCCATCAACCGCGACGGACCGAAGGATTTCGTTCATGGCGTCGAGAATGTTCCGAACTTCGCGCTCCTGGTATTGCTTACTGGGTGGTAGAGACGCTCCCTCAGAAACCCGCCGCACCTCTGACTCTGTGAGCGTGTTGCCTTCAATGGCCGTCGTTGCTTGAGCCCCCTTTATCAAGGAAACACGCAACAGATCCTTCCGGTACTCTGGCTGTAGAGGACTCTGCCTAATGGCGTCAACGATAGCGCCACATCCGCCCAGTAAATATTGCAGATCTGCGTCTAACGACCAGTATTTACTGAATGTTAGATGCGGATACCTTTGGTCTAATTCAGTGCCAGATGCCATGCCAAATTGTAGCATGTATTTGGCGAACGCACAGCAGAAGGTCGTCCGGACCGCGACGTGCCGAATGCGTGAGGGGCCGACCTTCGGCATCATGGGCGAGGTGCGGGACGCCGGCACGTACGTGTGGCGGCCGACGCTGACGCTCTGGGACGCCGTGGCGCTGGCGGGCGGCCTGACGACGCGGGGGACGCTGCGGGGGGCCTCGGCACGGCGGCATGGGCGCACGGTCCGGCTGGGCCGCGACGATCCGGTCCGGGCCGGCGATCAAGTGACCATCCGGCGGCGCCTCTTCTAATCAGCAGGTATATATATCCCTCAACCGCTGGCGCCAGGTGTCGAGGATGCCGCTGAGCATGCCGAGGTGTAAGTAGAGGATCTTTCGTGGCGTGCGATCCGCGCGATCGAGATCGCGGTAGTAGTCGCGGATGCGCGCGGCCGCGGTGACCTGATCCGGAGCCTCGCTGATCGCGCGCGTCAGGCGTGCGTCGTCGTCGTTCATGCTCACACCCATCCTCCAGGTCCACAGCCACACCCGGCTTCGATGCATTCGCCGCCGGGCCCCACGTGCTTCGACGCCTTGTGCCCGCAGCGCGGATTCCGGCAGTCGCAATCGGGGAGGACTCCGTGTTGCGCGCCGGCGAGCAGGGCGAGGCGCAGACCCTCGAACTGGCGCGTGCTGGCCGCGTCCGTCGTGTCATCCTCCGGCAGCATCTCGATGCGCCGCCACATCAGCGCCGAGAACGCGCGCCAGCCCGGCTCGTCGAACACCAGGTCGCCGTTCTTCTGCCACGTGTGGCCCGGCGCCGTGGCCTGAAACAGTCGGCAGTGGATGTGGCCGCCCTTCTGAACGAACCGCAGCCGGAAGATCATTGGGGCGTGTCCCCGCGGCGCGCGAGGACGGCCGTCAGCAAAGCGAGTCGTCCTGCACAGAACGCGATGCCCTCGGGCTTGTCCGCGTCGGCCAGGTCCAGCGTGAACGCCTGGCGGAGCCGAGTCAACTCGCGGGTGCCCAGCTGCTCGAAAAGCGCGTGCGCAGCCTCCGCGTCTTCGACATAGGCACGCCGGAACTCCTTGTTGGTCATTGCGTCTGCCGGCGGATGAACTCCTTCATCGTCAGGAGCATGTCGGAGCGGTCCGCGTTCGAGATGTACGAGAGCGACCCGCCTGGGCCGAACGTGAACAGCAGCAGCGTGAAGCCCCATCCGTCGGGCAACTGGTCGGCGATGATCCGCCCGATGTCTTTCGCGATGGGGCGCACGGCGGCGTCGTCGTCGGTCTGATAGTTGGGAGGCTCGACGACCGCCGGCGGCGGCACGGCGTGGGGGAGGGGCTGACCCGCGGTTGCCGCGTACGCTTCGCACTCTGCCTTCAACTTCTCGAGCTCGAGGATGCCCTGCTCCTCGTCGGTCGAGTCGTCGCCGATGTTGTAGGCGAGGTTTATCAGGCAGAAGTAGACGCCGGCATAGAACGCCCGCTGACACTCGACGACCTGAACGCTGGGCGCGGCCGGCGGCAAGACCTTGGCGCGGTATGTGGCGAAGGATTCGGCGACGGTTTCGAGTCTCATGCTTTTCCCTTGTCGAGTTCGTCCGCTTTCTGCACGAGCAGCCGGGCCAGCTCCCGCGCGTACCCAGAGGGCAGCGCCAGCCAGGCGACGGGCTTCCCGAACTCGATGCGGATCACGCCGTTGGCGCGGTCGATGGCCAACGCGGCTCTGAGCTCGCCTTCATCGTCCGGTCGCGACGGCCCGAACGGATAGCGGCCGGTGGCCCCGAGTTTCAGGTCCTTGATCTTCATCGGTGCGTCTGTCGGCGATGCGTCGCCGCGCAGATCGGCGGGCAGCGATGCGCGGGCACGTCGACGTCTTCAATCCATTCGCGGCCGTCCCCGATGCCGGCCCGCGCCAGCTCCAACATGAACTGCAGGCGCCACACCGTGCGGAGGTCCATCGTGCTGACGGTGCCGTCGGTCCAGAGTCGTTGACGGGCGATCATTCGATCTCCAGCCGATCCGGCGTCGTCGTCCAGGCGAGCACCTTCTCGCGCGAGCCCCAGGCCTGGGACGGCGCGTGCCACAACAGCAGCTCGATCAGGGCCGGTAACGCACAGAGACTCGCGGTCGTGCCACGGGCCACCGTCTCACGCAAGTTGTTGCAGAGGACCGCCTGCAGCCATCCGCCGGG